CTGGTGTGGACTACACTTCAAACCTAATGCTTGGTGGCATGTAATTGGCAGAGTATGGAATTGATTACTACGGCACTGTTTACTATGGGTCTAATAATGCCGTTCAATTTACTGCACCCAATTTTGTGGCTCAGTCTGTAACTTATGGTCAAGTTCAATTATCGTGGGTTACTCCAACAGGTTCATGGGATTACATTCGTCTTGTAAGAAGTCAGTATGGATACCCAGTATCTCCAGATGAGGGAAACCTTCTTTTTGAACAGGCTAACCCTGGAGTTGTTCAATATATCGACATTGGTCAAGCACCAAACAATGTGGGCCTTAAGCAAGGGCAGACTTACTATTATTCTATATTTGTACGAGAAACTGTTCACAATACCTGGCAATTAGCAGGGACTGCCAAGGGAATTTCCGTAAAAAATTACGGAACGCTTAAGATAATGATGGACCATCTTCCTGAAATTCTTAAGTCTAATATTCCTTACGATACTTCATTAGAAATTACTAATGATTTTTTCTCTAGGTTTTTACAATTATTTGCTTTTCAACTTGATTTGTACAAAACACAAGCTGAAAATGTAACAAATAGATACAACGTAGCATCTCTTGATGGAGACCTTATTCCTAGATTTATGGAACAATTTGGAATTAAATATGAACCATACGTTGGATTAAAACAATCTCGCATATTTTTACAAAACATTGCACTTTTGTACCAAAATAAAGGAAGTCTAATTGGAACAAAAGAGTTTATTAAAGCTTACGCTGGGTACGACAACGTAATTACCTTGGGTAAAAATTTGATGCTTGACCAGAATGACTCTTCTTTTGAGCAATCAATTGGTTCTTGGGCTTCAGTATCTAACGCCACTCTTGCACGCCATAAAGCAACGGATTCCCCAACAATCACTCCTTACAAAGAACTATCTTCACAACCAAATTTTTATAACCTACAGGGCGCTACTCTTCAAGTAACTGCTACGGCTTCAGCAGATACCGTAATCTCTTTATCTGGAGATACCCCAATTCATTATGGAATTCCTGTACAGCAAAATACCGCATACACGTTCACTGCCTATTCTCAGGCAGGAAGTACGGGACGTGCTGTAAGCGCCCAAATCTACTGGTATGACAGCAAAGGTGCTGCGCTAACACCTTCAACAGCAGGCTCTACCGCCACCAACGCTACAGGTTCGTGGACAAGGGCTACCTCTTCTGTAACCTCACCGTTTAACGCTGCTTACGCAGTTCCACGGATTAAGATAGCTAGCACTGCTGCTTCGGAAGTACATTACTTTGACGCGCTTCAATTTGAACAAGCTTCTTCAGCAACTTTCTTTCAAGATGCACGTCAATTAGAGATTACTTTAATTGCAAACCGCATTAACCAAATAATTAACCCTAACTTTGAATCCAGCACTACTGGTTGGACCGCTACTAACGCAACACTTTCTTTAACTTCTTCGGAAAGTGAATCTGTTGAAGCTAGTGGTTCCGTGCCTATTAGCGGCGGTGCTATGGAAATGTACGCTTCTGGTTCTGGTCTTGTTACTTTGACCTCTAGTGCCATGAACATTTTGGCTAGCAACAACTACACCTTTAGCATCTACTGCTCAGCATCAGAGCTAGTAAATGATAGTAAAGTCGTTACCCCATTTATTAACTGGTATGATGCAACAAATGCCCTTATATCTACTTCAACTGGTTCTCCAACAACCGTAGGGAATGCTTACACACGTCCGTTTGTTACAGATATTGCCCCAAGTATCGCAGTAACTGCAAAGGTTGGAATTACTTGGACAGCCACAGGTGCTGGTGGGGAATCAACAGGTAACGAGATTACTGTTGATGCCGCTTTGTTTGAAAAGTCGGCTTTTGTGAATTCTTATTTTGATGGAAATACGGGAGTCACTGAGCTTAGTGACCTTTTCTGGGAAGGAACAGCTAACGCTTCCAGAAGCCACTACTACCACAACCGCTTTGCTATTCAGAGCCGTCTAGTGGCTAAGCTTCCAGACTGGATTACCTACGGAAGTACTTTTGAGCTCTTTTTGGCTCAACCTAACACCTAGTTGGTAATCCCCTAGAGGGGTGTGTATGATGGGCCTCCTTCAAAGGAGGAACCATGTACTACGTTCTCGTAGCAGGAAGCGGAGAGACCAGTAGGGCAAATATTGAAGCCCTGATGGAAGACTATTACTACGCCAATGGTGATGGTGGGGCTTTGGTATTGGCATACACCGATACGCCAACTAAGAGCCAAATCTATGCTGCCCAATATGCCGTAGATTGTAAGAAAGACGTTCTGATATTTTGCCGTGAGGACTCTAAGACCTCAGGTATCCCTAATGCTTCAGTAACTTTTGCCGATTTCCCATACGTGGCTGCAACCGAGTTTTTACAGAACAACGGGGCTATAGCCCAACTTTTATGGAATCCAGAGCCACGTCCTGAAGACGTTGAAGTACTTGCCCAGTGCGTTAGCCACGGTATCGCTGCCTATGACTTGTGTAATGGACTGATACCACTAGAGGTCCCAGAAAAAACCGTTCAGGCACCTGTAGTTGAGGCAGTAGCCCCACCAGCACCTGTAGCCACTAAGGAAGAGCCTCAACACTCCGACGCTTTCCGCCAAGACCTTCTTAAGACTATTGAGGGTGTACAGTCGCTTCTTGACCTTCTAGTGAAGAAGATTAATGCCTAAGAAGCTTTCCTTAAGGGCACGCGCTGCCCTTATGTACTTTGTTAACAGCGACATGACGATTAGTGCTGACCGCCTAGCCGAAGAAGTCGCTGAAGGCAGAGACGCTATACAAACCGCACTCAAAGAGTTGCGAGATGCTGGGTTCCTGCTTACGCGTAAAGAGCGTATCGGTAACCGAGTGGTTACAACCAGTCATATCACCCATAAGGGTTTCGTGGAGGCGGCTTCCTGGGGCCTGAAAATCCCCCTTCAGATACAGTACAGTGAGCTGAATAATCCAATAGAACTATTGACTAATTCAAGTAATAATCATAATAAAACAACAGGCGCGGTGCGCCTGTGGGAGGAAAACGTGGGATACGAGTTTTTTGAAGGAACCTCATCGTCCGACTCCGAACTTGCACAAGAGCGTGACAGGGCAGCCAAGGAACGCCGTAAGCAGTACGAGGAGGACAAGGCACGGGCTCACCAGAAGAAAATGGACGACCGTGCAGCAGCAGCGCCTAAGGACTTGAGCACCAACCACACCGTTGCGCTCTTCGTGGACACGATTAACACCACATGGGGACTTGCCCCTTGGCGCATTTCAGGCTCCCGTTTCCTAATCGCCCTCAATAAGGCTAGGCTCCAGTACGGAACCACAGGCGTTATTGAGGAGGAGATGGTGAAAATCTTCTTCACCCAGTTAAAGGTCAACAAGGAGACAGACAGCAACAAGCTTTGGATGCTGTTCATTAAGAACTTTTCGGCGCTTGCTTCCCAAGCAACTGTCAGGATTCAGACCCCTGATAAGTTGGAGACGGCTAAGCAACAGTCCGAAGACTCTTGGAAGGGAATGTAATGTTCGATTTATCCACAGTAAAGGTCAGGCGCCGTACATGGCTCCAAATCGCCTCTATCCCCAAGGCTCGCCTTGGCTGGACACTGGATGACTGTACAGATGCCCCAAAATCGGCCCTAGATGGCGTCAGACGGTGGATTGGTGCCGTTTCCGAAGGTAAGGTCATCCTTGCCACGGGACAGCCTCACTGCGGTCGTGGAGTGCTGCTTTATGGGCAACCAGGACGGGGCAAGACCACTCTAGCCCTTGCTGTTATCCAGGATATGCTCCTAAAGTTCTCCCCTGAGGTCTTTAAGCCCTCTGAGGGCAAGGTACTCATCCGCCCTTGCTACTTTGTCACCTTCAACGACGTTCTCGCCCTTAAAGGTCAGCTGATTGGGGATAACGACCTAGAGGAAGAACAGCGCCTTTATGACGGCATGCTCGGAGACTGCAAGGATGATGCTTACAACATTAGGGTTTTAATTATTGATGACGTAGGTAAAGAACACGCCAGTCTTTCAGGGTGGCAGAGCAGCATGCTTCATCACGTTCTTAGAACTCGCTTTAACAACGGACTTCCCACTATAGTCACCACCAATATCGCTAGAGATGATTGGGCAGAAACTTACGGAGATGCGACAGGTAGTTTTGCTAAAGAAGCGTTTGTCTACTTGCCTATCGATGGGGACAAGGATTTGAGATAATGGATAACATGTTGGACGAAAACGTTTCACTCCTTCAACAGTTTCTGACCTACTCGGCCGTATCTGGTCCAACTATTATTGAGGTGGGTATTAACGACCACAACCGCGTTGTTTGTACTTGCAATCGGTTTATCAGCGGTTCTGGATGTAAGCACGCCAGACTTGTACGCTTTCGCATGGAGGCCAATAATGGTGTCTATGACAACGGCATCAACAGTAGGGCAACCGCTGAGGATAAGCACAAAGCATCGCTTTCTTGCAAAAACCGCAGAGAGTTCGTAGCAAAGTTTGGAACGATTGAGGTAGCTTAAATGCGAAACGGGGATATTAGCAACGATGTGCCAAAGCGCATACTCGTTGTAGCAGATGTATTTACCAATACCACAGAGTATAAAACCAAGAACAAAATTTTTTTTACAAAGACCACACAGATACGCAAGTTTAATCGAGGCCTATTAAGCAAGCTCTACCTTGTTGCTAACAACAGCCCGTTTACCTTTGAAATGGTCTCTGTAAACATGACAGAAGAAGACCTCATCGTTTCCTTTAACAACTTGGAGCGAGAGGGAACTAATCCCTTTAGATACTGCACCGCCTACGATTCCGTCAAGGATTTAGTCAGTGCACTGCCGTTTAGACCTGAGGTTGCTTTTGTGGTAGACATACCTACTCGTAAGGGCATGTACGGTCACTGGGGATTGGATATTACTGAACTATGAACAAGGAAACTCTGCTTCTTAGTAAGACTATCCAGTCCCGTAATCTTGCCCCGTTATTTGAGCGCAATGTCAATGACTCTTGGTTTGTAGACAATGAAGACCGTAAAGTTTGGACACTGCTTCGAAAACACTTCACTAAGTACGGTGAGTGTCCTAGCGTTGATGTAGTTAAAGAGAACTTTCCAACTTATAGCGTTGTAGAGGTTCAAGATAACGTTGATTATCTTCTTGATGAGATAGTCGCTGCTCGACGTAGGACGGCTACTGTCACCATGATTGGTGATGCTATTGAGCAGATTGATAAGGCCAAAGACCATGAGGGTGCCCTCATTGCTATTCAGAGTGGACTTATCCGTCTTGAAGAAGATGGGTTATCAAAGTCCACAGATATTGATATTACTGAAAACCCAATGAAACTTTGGGATGACTACCTTTTTCGTAAGAATAACCCAGGCCTATTAGGAGTTCCTACAGGATTTCCAACCATTGATGCTGCTACTAATGGGTTACAGAATGGGCAACTTATCATTATCGTTGCTCCTCCTAAGACAGGTAAGTCAACACTGGCGCTACAAATTGCTCAGAACATCCACCTTAAAGGCAGCACGCCTATGTTCCAGTCTTTTGAGATGACTAACGCAGAACAGCTTTCTCGCTATGTCGCTATGCGCTCTCGTGTATCGCATACTCGTTATCAGTCTGGAGCCCTTACAGATGAAGAAGAGTCCCGCGTACAAGCAAAGCTAAGGGCTATTGAGAGTATGCGCGAGAAGTTCTGGCTTGTAGGCGCTACAGAAGGCTCTACGGTATCTAACATTGCTAGCAAGATTCAGATTCACCAACCCGATGTGGTATTTATTGACGGTATGTATTTGATGATTGATGAGAATGGTGAGAAGCCAGGAAGCCCACAGGCGCTTACTAACATCACACGGTCTCTCAAGCGCTTGGCACAACGGGTTAACAAGCCTATTGTGATTTCGACCCAAGTGCTTGAGAATAAAATGCGTAATGGACAAGTAACCACAGATGCTATTGGTTACTCGTCTTCATTCCACCAAGATGCTGACGTCATCTTTGGTTTACAGAGAGAAGATGAGAACGTAGACGATACCCGTCTCCTTAAGGTCATCGCTTCTCGTAACTCTGGACCAGCAGAGGTATCAATGCTGTGGGACTGGAGTTCAGGACAGTTTAGGGAGATTGACGAGACCGACCTATGACAGTTGATGAGATGGAGAACGTTTTAGATAGGCTTGGTATAGAAATCATTTCTGTAACAGGCTATGAAATCAAAGCCCATTGCCCTGCTCACCTAGAGCGTAAAGGCAAAGCTGACTCCAATCCTTCATGGTCAATCAACGCTGACACAGGGGCTCATAACTGCTTCTCTTGCCACTTTAAAGGCAATGTCCATACCCTTGTTTCATATATGAACGGCGTAGACCTTACTGCAGCAAGCACATGGATTAACAGTGGGGAACGAAACCTTACTAAGGCATTTGACCGACTTATTAATCCACCACAGTCTGTTGTAGAACTGGCCCAACCTGTTACTGAGTCAATGCTCAGCGCGTTTGTAGCGCCGCCAGAGTACGCTCTGAAGTCTCGCGGTATTAGCGCAAATGGCGCTGCTTACTACAACATCTTATGGAATGCCACTAATGCAAGTTGGATTTTGCCACTACGAGACCCTAAAACAGAGAAGCTCGTTGGTTGGCAAGAGAAGTGGTTCCATGAACGCCGATTTAATAACTACCCACCTAAGGTTTCTAAGTCCCACTGCCTCTTTGGGTATGAGCGCCTTGAAGATTCCATCATTGTTGTAGAGTCTCCTTTGGATGTGGCTCGCCTAGTATCCCTAGGTATTTTCGGTGGCCTTGCCGTCTGTGGCTCTGCTATCTCTAACGCCCAAATTAACCTTATTAGAGGCGCTAAAGAGATTATCTTTGCTATGGATAATGACAAGGCAGGGATGTCCGCCTCTATGGATATGCTTCAAAAGTCCAAAGAAATGGGCTTTGAGTGCAGGTTCTTTAACTATGATGAGACGGACGCTAAGGATATTGGTGGAATGAGTAAGTCTGAGATAGTCTACGGTCTACAAAACGCACGTCATTCAATATACGGAAAGAGAGCAGTTCTATGATTATTGGTCTTTCAGGTTACGCACAATCAGGAAAAGACACTGTAGCAGGAATGATGATTGGTCTTCATGGCTACGATAATCGTTCCTTTGCAGAACCTATGCGAAAAGCTCTTTACACTTTAAACCCAATTGTTAACGCAGGGGGTTCTCGACTTCGTAATATGGTTGATGATTACGGTTGGGAAGTTGCTAAGTCCCACACTGATGCACGACGCCTTTTGCAGGTATTTGGAACAGAAATTGGCCGTGAAATGTTTGGCGAAGATTTTTGGGTAGAACAGGCATTTAAGGGGATAAGTTCCTCACAGAAGATTGTTTTTACTGACGTGCGT